TCAAAAACAGAAAAATAATTCAACGGAAGACAGGGAGCGATTGAAGATGATTTTATCGATAAAAGTACATAGCAATGCGTTTTTTTCCACTTCAGGAGTTGACTTACTTTTAAGAGTAGAGATAATTTCTTTTCTTCTGCTCATTAGTTTTTTCTTTGCTAAAAGGTGGTCTGGCTCAGGCTCTGGTGGTTTATTTTGCTTTTGTAATGAATGTATCTTGCTTTCAATTAACTCTTTCCTCTGCTTAAATTCAGCAAGGTTATAAACACCTTCCTCATAGGCCTCTTTAATTCTTCTTAACTTTGTATTTTCTTTTTCTATCATAAAATCAATGTTCAGTTCTTGTGTTTCTTCGTGTGGTTGTTCTTTTGGCTTTAGCTGAAAGTCACCACTCTTTAGAGTATCATCAATAGCATTAATAACAACTTCATTTAGTTTATTAAGCTGAATGTAGTGTGATACCTTACAAGTGCCATGAGTGTATTTTATGCACTGTAAACCATTGCAAGACATTGACATTGTAGCACCACAGTTAGAACACTTAACAAGACCTTTAAGCATATATTCCTTGCCATTCTGCCTGTCAGTAATGTAGGGTCTGTATTTTGCTTTGTTTTCGTCTAACTTCTTCTGGACCTTATCAAATAGGTCAGTATCTATAATAGGCTGATGAATACCATCAACAATCATTATATCTTTATCATCATAATTTCTCCTGGTTCTTCTCTTAGGGTTCCAACGAATTTTGCCTATGTAAACCGGATTACGCAATATGTATTCAATGGTTCTGTTTTCCCAGTTATTACCTCTAGTTGTCGTAATGCCTAGGTCATTCAGTTCATTGGCTATTGCTCTGCATCCAACACCATTAAGGTACTTGATGAAAATTCTTTGAACAATAGGAGCATTGATAGGGTTGACTTGATACTTCTTATCAACAATATCATATCCAAATGCCGGTATAGATACTGCACCACCTCTGCTAACCTTTTCTGTCATTCCTCGTTTAACTTCTGTGGATAGGTTGATAGAGTAGTATTCATCAAACCATTCAATAATTCTCTCTATCAGACTACCAAAAGGACCATCTATAATAGGCTCTGATGTGCTGATAACATCAATACCACGCTTTTTTAACATACCCTTATAGAAAATAGCCTCTTCCTGATTTCTCGCAAATCGGCTAAACTTCCACACCATAATTGCAGAGAATGGGGAAGGGGTTTGTTTAGCAACTGCTATCATATGGTTAAATTCAGGTCGCTTACTTGCCTTTCTACCGGAGATACCGTCATCACGAAAAATATATTCTTTAGGTATCAAATAGCCTTTTTGTTTTGCAAATTCTCTAACAACTTTAATTTGGCTATCCGGTGAAAGCTCTGTCTGATCATCTGTGCTAACTCTGATGTAAGCAGCTGCAATTTTTAAATCATCCATTTATTTTGCTCCTTTCTTATCTAAAAAAGGGTGCAAAAATCCCTTGTAAATTATATTGAAAAATTTACAAGGGTATGATACAATATTACTTGCTAAGTGTTAGTATCATTGCACCCTGTGTAATGGTGTCGCTCTCTAGTACGCCAATACTAGAGGGCGATTTTTTTATTTGTTACTTTCTATTATTTGGTCAACCTTCTCTAAATCTAAATTATAATAATTTGATTTTCCTATTTTTTTCTCAATTAATATTTCAGATTTTTTTATTTCATTTAACCTACTAATTATTGTAGATTTACTTAATTCATTTGTAACCATTAATTCTTTTATTGTGATACCATTTTCTGAAAAAAGTGTTGCCTGTACTAATTGATAATAAATATTGTCATATTTCTTATCTAATCCTTTATAGAAATATGGTATTGCATCACTATAATAGATTAATAAATTTTTACGATTATTCAAAGCATTATATAGTTGTGTCATGGACTCTTCAACTATATCTACAAACATAAATAGAAAAGGTGTTATGTCACCTTTGTTTCTAGGATCATTACAAATTTTAAAAGCCTCATAGTAACTTTTTAGATTTTCTTTAATTGTATATGATATTCTAAAACCAATTATAGGTTGCAGACATTTTGTTAGTAAATAACTACTTATAAACCTTGAGGTTCTACCATTTCCATCATAAAAAGGATGTATATATCCAAATAGATAATGAAAAATTCCTATCCTTATCAAAGGTAGAATGTCATCGTTTTGTAAAAGGTTGATGGCTTTTTGCAATGCTTCAATTATTTTGCTTTCAGGTGCTAAACCGTTATGAATTATTTTTCCAGTTTCAGACTGCACACTAACACTTTCTTTTCTAAAAAGAACACCATCAGGAGCATTTTCAGGATCATCTTCAATGATTTCCGGTAAAGCCAATTCATTATATATTTCTCTTATGTCCTTTGGTTCTTCTATTTTGATATTTTCTTTATCAAAAAGAAGAATATATTTATTTACAAGTCCTTTAAATCTTTTATTTGAATTAGTATTAATTTCGCTGATAATATCATCAATTTCACGCCTTGTACTATAAACTCGTTCTATTTTATTAGACATTATGATTTCATCTATTAAACATCTTCTACTGAATTGATTTATAGAAAGTTTTGGAAGAAATTGCACAAGTTCTTGTATTTTTTTATCCATTACTTCGATTGAAATAATTTTTTTTAGTAGCTCAGGGTCCTCTAAATAAAAAAGTTTGTTGCCTTTGATTTCAAAATCTAGGAAAAAAGTATTTTTTGACTTAATTCTTTCGTTATATACTTGTTCATATAAATCTTTATCAATGTAGAAAAGTTTATATAAAGATTCATACATAATAATCACCCTATCAAAAATATGTATTTATTGTACGCAAGACTAGTATAAATATTCTTTCAAATGTAAAAATATAGCATTTTAAACCTCGAAACAATAAAATATTAACATACGAGTACAAAAAAATCAATAAATAAATCATTAAATTATAATTTTAAAGCCTCTTTATAGTCCACAATCCATTGTGGTTTATAACCGTTGGAATACTGGAATTTATTATTTTTGATTTCGGCTACTTTTACAAAACCGTTTTCATTATCGTAAAAGATAACTTCATCACAAAGTGGAAGTACAGATTCCAGTGACTTAATTCTTCTGTCAAATCTGCGTTTAACATCATCAGAAGGAATGTTGTGACCACCCTTTCTAACTCTGTTAGCAATACGGTTTATGCTTTCTTCTATTGAATTAAGACCAACATAGTACATTGTAACATAGTAGCCTTGTTTTCTAGCTTGTTTAATGGTTCGTACAGTTCTATGACCGGCAAGAGTAGTTTCTTGTGTGAAAGAAATATTGTTATCTAGGCAGTAGTCTATTTCTTCTATTGCCTTTTTACCTGCCTTAATGTTATCAAAGTCGTTTTCCTTTGCAATAACATCTGCATCAATAATGTGACCTAGAAGAACATTCTGACCTTCAAGTACACCTCTTAAACTTGACTTGCCTGTACCATTAACTCCGGCTATTAAAATATAATTGTTCATTTTATCACCTTGTTTAACTTAGTAATATATCGTTATTAAGTTTATCATTTAAGTATTGACATAATATGCCAAAATATATTATAATCATACTGAAAGTGAAACAACCACTCTTTACTTTCATATAAGCACTATCTTGTTCCCATCAAGGTAGTGCTTTTTCTTTATTATAATTGTATATCTATATTGCATTTGCCTCTAGCTCATTAAATATAACCGGTTCATAGTCATAGAAATGGTCTAGCTTTATATGATTAAGTTCGTGTTCAGTAGCTTTTAACTGTGTATCTTTGCTTAAAGCAGTATTTATATACACATTAAAGTTACCTTCACTATCAACAACAGTAACACCTTTTATTTTTAAAGGTAGTGCTATTCCTCTTATGTAAATATTACCCAAGTTTTAATCATCCTCTTTTAATGCCTCTATAATCTTAACTGCTTTTTCAACATCTTCTTTTGTAGCACCCTTAGCAAGACTGAAAAGCATTCTCATTTCACTTCTATTTTTCAATTCTTCTAGGTACTCTTGAAGTTCTATATCATCTGTTAGTTTAGATGTGTCATGCTCTTCAGTAAGGTCAGATTTAAGAATTCCAAAATAGTCAGCTAATAACTGCATTTTATCTACTCTTGGATATTTCTTACCATTAACCCAATCAGATACCGTAGAAGTTTTAAGACCTAGTTCTGTAACAAGATCAGCTTGTTTTTTATTATTAATAGTCATATAGTAATTTAGATTTTTGACAAAAATCTTTTTATTAATATCACCATTATCTTTCATACAAACACCTACTTTTATTGACTTAAGTCGATTATACACTAAAAGCGTAAAAAAATCAAGAAAAAATATAAAAAATTCCACTTTGTGCTTGACAATACGCTTTAAGCGTGATAATATAATATCAGACCAAGGGGGTGAAATAAATGAATTATCCAAAGATAACACTTAAAGCAGCTAGGGTAAACGCAGGTTTGTCCCAAAAAGAAGCTGCTGAAAAGCTTAACATCAGTAAATGTACGCTTTCTAATTACGAAAAGGGTATTTTCTCACCAAGTTGGGATATGGTTAAAAAGATAGGTAATCTATATGATTTTCCTATTGATTTCATTTTTTTTGGCTCGTAATTACGCTTTTAGCGTATATTATTCTCAACAAAAAACTGAATAGAGTTAAATCTATCCAGTTATAAAGAGGGGGTGGAAAATATGACTGTTGGAGAAATTTTAACATTAATTGAAGTATCAGCAAGATCACTTTGTTGGATTATGATTGCTGTTACTTTTTGGTTACAAAGTTCAGAACTCAAAACTCTTAAAGCAGAAGTTCAAAACTTGACAAGATTGCTTTGCTCTATTCTTTCTAATGTTAATAAAAAATAAGTTATTTAGATGTAGCTGCATTGTAACTTTCTATAAGCATTTTAGTTATTTCAGATAGTTTTTCAATTTGGTCATCTTGTGACTTATTTTGAGATTTAACATTATCTCTATTAATTATAGCAGTTCCGTGTTCAATTTTAGCAGTCTCGTGTTCTTCACAAGCAGTAAAAAGTTGAATTATCGCAGTTATAAGAGTAATTAAGCCTAGAAAAATCTTAGTTGTAAATAACTTTTTATTTTTAGTAGATTTCTCTTGAATTACATAATCATTAATTGGAATATTGGATTGTTCTAAAGTTTCTAATTGTTGATCACTAAAGTCTATGATAACTTCCTTTTCACTTTCCGAAACATTTAAACTTTTAAAACTGTCATTAATAGAATCTTGAATGTTTTTAATTGTTTCAGGTGGAAATAGGACTTTCATATTTAGCTCACAGGAAAATTCTTCTAAAGTCCTTTTCAAAGTAACACTTAAGTTATCAAAAATTCGATTGTATACTTTGTTGAATTCTTTAGAAAGAATTGTATTTATGAAATCTGAATACTCTTTCAAAGCACGATTAATAGATTGTTGTGTTTGAGATAAATCAAGAGTAACTTCTGTATTTGCTTTAGTATCAAAACTTAAATTTTCCATTGCAGTATCCTCACAAATTCTAATTATTTAATACAATAATACAAATATTTTTGTATTTTGTCAAATAAATTTGGGATAAAGCAATGTAAATCAACTATCCCATAATTGGGACTTATCAGAAAGTAGGTAATGAAAATGAAAAATTTAACAAAATGGAATTTTGAAAATTCCGAAGTAAGAACACTAACCATTGAGAATGAACCATATTTTGTTGGTAAGGATGTAGCTGAGATTCTTGGTTATGAAAGACCTACCAAAGCAGTAAATGACCATGTTGATCCAGAGGATATAGATGCAGTCCCAATTCAGGACTCCATCGGCAGAATGCAGAATACTCCTATTATCAACGAGAGCGGTCTTTACAGTCTTATCTTATCAAGTAAGCTACCGACTGCAAAGAAATTTAAGAGATGGGTAACCTCTGAGGTTCTTCCATCTATTCGTAGAAACGGTATGTATGCAACAGATGAATTAATTGCAAATCCTGATTTGGCAATCAAGGCATTTATGGCTCTTAAAGAAGAAAGAGAGAAAACAAAGGCTTTGAACGAAACTGTTGCAGTTCAAACACAACAGATTGCAGAGTTAAAGCCTAAAGCTAGTTACTATGATGTAGTTCTTAATTGTAAGGATTTGATTTCAGTAACAGAGATTGCAAAAGACTATGGTAAGACAGCGCAATGGCTTAACAATATTCTTCATGAGGAGGGTATTCAGTATAAGCAGGGTAATAAGATTTGGTTATTGTATAAGAAGTATGCTGATAAAGGCTATACAAACACTAAAACTCAAACTTTTAATGGTTCTGATGGTAAGGTGCACACCAAAGTACATACCTACTGGACACAGAAAGGTAGATTATTTATCTATGACCTACTAAAGAAACAATGTGTTCTTCCATTAATTGAATTAAGTAATGAAGATTGATTTAAGAAAGAGGTGTTAATAAAAAATCTTTTTTATCATTATATTAAGTGTTAGGACAATCAAGGCACAACATAACTTTTAGTGAGGTGATGAAATGGCAAAAGAGTTAGCTTATAGGGTATGGGTAAATGATGGTGGCAAGCAAGTGCTGTGGGCAGAAAAGGACCACAACGGCAACAAGACCAATCATCTAACCAAGGAACAAGAGCAACGCTACATAAGTGGCATATGTTCAAGAATAAGTCAGGGTATGACTGACTATGTGAATAACCATCCTAATTCAGCACTACTGAATTAGGTAAAAGAAAGGAAGTGAAAAAAGTGGGAAGTTTCACTATTGCAGTTATCATTCTAGCATTTGTACTTCTAGTTCTAGGTGTAATCGGTTGTCTGAATAAGGCTCACACAGATAATACCAAGTGGCTTCAGAATAGTTGGAACGAAGTGATGAACGAACAAAGGCATTTGCTTGAGATGATTAGGGAAAACCAAAATCAGATAGCAAGGCTATTAAGAAAGTTGGAGAGTGAAGATGAAAGAAAAGATTAAAGCAGTAGGACTGGCAGTAACAATAGTGGTTACAATCATTGTTTCCTTAGCACTACATATCAATCTACTGTCAAAGTATGGTGGTTTCTTACTTCTTCCGTTTCTCTACTTTGGTTTTGTGTACATTGTGCCACGCATATTGTCTTATATTGTGGACGATCTCAAGGTTGCGTACAGTAGGGAAAACCTCTGTATAACTAAAGACGATTATCAGACAAGGTGTTTTGAAGAGGCACCAGGCACAAAACCGGAAGAAGTTGAACACATTGTTGAGGGTGAAGAGGTATGAACACAAAGTACATTTTTCCATTGCTATTAATAGCACTTGATGTAGGTGCTGCAATAGTCTATGGAGTAGGTAAAGATTTCAAAATGGCAACATATTGGATTGCAACTGCAGTCCTTAATATATGTGTGACATTTTAATTAGGGAGGTGAGAGAAAATGAAAAAGATAAATCAAAAAAGGTTCATCAAGCTATCAAGAAGATTTTACACAGAAAAGGACATCAAAAGAGTCATTAACTTTATGAAAAATCATAATGGTTTTATATCTTATCTTGACTTTGTAGTTATCTTATCTATGCACAAATTAAATCTTGATAACACATTGATTTATTTAACACAAATGTTTCAATTGGGTGTTGGCAAAATTGAAACAAGTATAAATGGGAAGTGAGATATTGTGAATGTGCACAAAAGAAAAAGCCACTAGAGAACTGCAATTCCCTAGTGGTAGAAAGGTGTTCCTATTACGGAACATATTAGAATAATCTTATTTCATTTTAAAATACTGAAATTGAAAAGTCAAGAATTTTATTACAAAGGAGAGTAAAAGTAATGGAAATTATAGTAAAGATACAAGCTGATGAACTAGCAGGAGCTATCAATAACCTTGCTGAGGCATTACTTGTTGACAATAACAATCTTGCTGAATCTATCAGCAACCTTGCTTTATCAGTAGGTCCGATAGAGGCAGTTAAGACAGAACCTAAGAAGGTTGCAGAAGGTTCACAGAAAGTTGAGGACAAGCCAAAGCCGGTTGAAGCACCAAAAGCAGAACCAAAAGAAGAGCCAAAGGCAGAAAAGGACGAACCTCAATACAAGATTGAGGATATCAGAACTGCTTTTGCAACCTTTGCAAAGGCTAAAGGCAAGGACAAGGCTAAGGAGATTTTAGCACAGTTTAACGCACACAAAGTCACAGAACTAAAAGAAGATGACTACAACGCAGTTATGAAAGTATTGGAGGGATAAAAATGCCGGAAGTACACGCAAGGCTTTCAGCCTCAGGCAGTAAGAAGTGGCTGAATTGTCCCGGTTCAATTCAGATGGAATCAGAGTTTCCTGACAAAACATCAGCTTTTGCAGAAGAAGGCACTAATGCTCATTCTCTAGGTGAGGCAAAGCTAAGACTTGCACTAAATCAGTACAACAGAGTTAAGTACCACAATGCTATCAAGAATCTTGAAATTACAGAGGACATGGAAAATTACACAGACAGTTACAAGGACTTTGTAATTGAAAGGTTTAACGAGGCAAAAGGAAAGACACCTGATGCACAAATCTATATTGAAAAGCAACTTGACTTTTCTCTGTGGGTTCCTGAAGGCTTTGGTACAGGTGACGCAGTAATTATTGGTGACGGTACGCTTGAAATTATTGATTTAAAGTATGGTACAGGTGTAAGGGTGTCAGCTAAGGACAATTCACAAATGCGACTTTATGCACTGGGTGCAGTTAGTGCCTTTGACTTTCTCTATGATATTAAGCAAATCAGAATGACTATATATCAGCCTAGAATTGACAATATCAGCACAGAAACTATTAGCTTTGAATGTTTAATGGCTTGGGGTGAAGAAGTCAAGACGAAGGCAGAGAGAGCCAATAACGATAATGTAACGGAGTGCGTTGCAGGTCCTCATTGTGATTCAAGTTTTTGCAAGGCCAGAGCAGTATGCAGAGCATATAACGAAGAAAGACAAAGACTTGCAATGTATGACTTCAAAAGACCTGCAAAGCTTACTATTGAAGAAATAGCAGATATTATTGACCAAGCAGACAAAATCAGCAAATGGGTAAAGACAGTTAGTGACTATGCCCTAGATCAAGCACTTAACCATGGTGTAGAAATACCGGGTTTTAAATTAGTAGAGGGCAGAAGTATTCGTAAATACTCAAAGTCTGATGAAGAGATAGGCAACCACCTAATGAGCTTGGGGTACCAAGAAAGCGACATTTTCAATAAGTCAATAAAGACTATATCAAATATGGAAAAACTTCTAGGCAAAAAAGGTTTTAATGAAATTTTAGGTGACTATGTGGTAAAGCCACAGGGCAAACCTACATTAGTACATAGTGACGACAAAAGACCGGCTATAAATTCAACTGCAAATGCAGTAGAAGATTTTAAGAATATTACAAACAAAGGAGAATAAAATAATGGCTAACAATATCGAAACAAAGGTAATCACAGGCAAGGTAAGATTTTCATACGCAAATGTTTTTGAACCAAAGAGCATTAACGGAAGTGATGAGAAGTATAGCACTTCTATCCTTATTGACAAGAAGGATACAAAGACCATCAAGGCTATTAGAAATGCTATTGAGGCAGCTAAGCAAGCCGGTGTCTCAAAGTTTGGTGGCAAAATTCCTGCCAAGCTAAAAGAACCTTTAAGAGATGGTGACGAAGAAAGAGAAGATGACGAAAACTACAAGGGCAAGTACTTTGTTAATGCTAACGCAACAACAAAACCGGGACTTGTTGACAGTAAAGGCAGACCTATTATTGACCCAACAGAGTTCTACAGTGGTTGCTATGGTTACGCATCTATTACCTTCTATGCCTTTAATTCAAAAGGAAACAAGGGTGTTGCCTGTGGTCTTAACAACCTTATGAAAACAGATGACGGTGAACCATTAGGTGGTAGGGCTAAAGCAGAAGATGACTTCGCAGCCCTTATCACAGACGATGAAGACGATTTTCTAGATTAATATGAAAGAGTTGAGCATTGATATAGAAACCTATAGCAGTGTTAATCTACTAAAATCAGGTGTGTATGCTTATGCAGATGCACCTGATTTTACAATCTTGCTTTTTGCTTATGCCTTTGATAATGAAGAAGTAAAGATTGTAGATACTGCTTGTGGTGAGAAAATCCCTGATGGAATTATTAAAGCATTGCAGAATAAAGAAATAATCAAAACTGCTTTTAATGCTAACTTTGAAAGAACTTGTTTAAAGAAGTATCTAGGCATAGATATGCCACCTAGTCAATGGCATTGCACAATGATACAAAGTGCTGAACTTGGACTTCCAAAGTCATTAGCCGGTGTTGCAAAGGTGCTGGGGCTTAAAGAACAGAAGGATAGAAGTGGTAAGGCTTGTATTGATTATTTTTCTAAACCTTGCAAGGCTACAAAATCAAACGGTGGCAGAACAAGAAACTTGCCACAACACAACACAGAAAAGTGGGAAATATTCAAAAGCTACTGTATTCAGGATGTAGTGGTTGAAAGAGAAATTAAAAGGAAACTTGATAAATTCCCACTACATCCTAATGAACAGAGGTTGTGGGAGTATGACCAAAGAATTACCGATAGAGGTGTTGGAGTGGATGTAAATATGGCTAAGAATGCTATTCAGTACAGTACACTTCATAAAGAAAAATGCCTTGAACTGTCGAGAAAGCTAACAGGACTTGAAAATCCTAATTCAGTTGCACAACTTAAAAGGTGGATAGAAAACCGTACCGGAAACACCTACGAAAGCCTTAACAAAAAGGTAGTAAAAGAAATACTTTCACAAAGTAATGACCCACTACTTAAAAAGGTTCTGTCTTTACGGTCTGAACTTTCAAAGACTTCTACAAAGAAGTATGAGGCAATGGTTAATGGTGTGTGTTCTGACGGCAGAATAAGGGGAATTCTTCAGTTCTATGGTGCTAATCGTACTGGTAGATGGGCAGGTAGAATGGTTCAAGTTCAGAACCTGCCACAAAACCATATTGAAGATTTGGAACTTGCTAGGCAGACAGTAGTTGACGGTGACTATGAAATGTTTGAACTTCTTTACAATGTACCTAACACTCTTTCAGAACTTATCAGAACTGCTTTTGTACCTAGTATAGGCAACAGATTTATTGTGTCTGACTTCTCAGCTATTGAGGCAAGAGTAGTAGCCTATCTGTCAGGTGAAAAGTGGAGAATGAAAGTGTTTGAAGAAGGTGGAGACATTTATTGTGCATCGGCAAGTCAGATGTTCAAAGTACCTGTAGTTAAGCATGGTGTTAACGGTCATCTTCGTCAGAAAGGCAAAATCGCAGAACTTGCACTTGGCTATGGTGGTTCTGTAGGTGCATTAAAATCTATGGGTGCTTTAGAAATGGGACTAAAGGAAGAAGAACTGCAACCTTTAGTTGATATGTGGAGAAACACCAACAGACACATAACATCATTTTGGAAAGAGTGCGAAACCTCTGCAATGATGGCAATTAAGGGACAGCCACAAAAATTAAAATGTGGTGTGTCATTTTATAAGAAGTCAGGAATTCTGTTTGTAGGACTACCCTCAGGCAGATGCCTTGCATATGTTAAGCCACAAATAGGAGAAAACAAGTTTGGCAGTCCCTCAATTACATATATGGGTATGAACCAAACTAAAAACACATGGGAAAGGCTGGAAACTTTTGGTGGAAAGTTAGTGGAGAATATAGTACAAGGCTTTGCAAGGGATTGTTTGGCAGAATCAATTATTAGGTTAGAGGATAAGGGACTGGAGTGTAACTTCCATGTTCACGATGAAGTGATACTTGATGTTCCGATAGGTGTTTCATCAGCAAAAGAAGTAGCAGATATAATGGGCGAACCTATCCCATGGGCTAAAGGATTATTGCTAAAAGCCGAGGCATATGAAACACCATTTTATAAGAAAGATTAGGAGTGGTAGATATTAGAAAATTCAGTATTGCAACCGGTTTAAGTGTAAATACAAAGTTGTGGAAGAACTGTACTATCACTTGGGATGAGTTACTAAAAAGGCTTGAAAAAACCACCAGAACACCTGAAACACAAGGTGAATTTAGAAATTTGCCAAAGTCAAAACAAGACAGTATTAAGGATGTTGGTGGCTTTATAGCAGGTAACCTAAAGAACGGCAGAAGAAAAAGAGAAAATGTAAACCACCGTTCAATAGTTACCCTTGACGCAGATTTTGCAAGTGAAGATTTTTGTGACACAGTTGATATGTTTGCAGAATACACATACTGTATTTATTCCACACATAAGCATACACCGGAAAAACCAAGATTAAGATTACTTATTCCATTGTCAAGAGATTGTACACCGGACGAATATGAGGCAGTCGCAAGGAAAATTGCAGAGGATATTGGTATTGATATGTTTGACGATACTACATACCAACCTCAAAGGTTAATGTTCTGGGCTAGTACAAGTATTGACGGTGAATATGTATTTAAACATTCGGAAAATAAATTACTTGATGTTGATAAGGTACTAAGCAATTACACAGATTGGAAAGATGTTTCACAGTGGCCTTATTCATCAAGAACGGTTAAGAACAAAGAAAGATTATTAAAAAAGCAAGAAGACCCAACAACAAAAAAGGGTGTAATAGGTGCATTTTGCAGAACCTATAATGTGCGAGATGCAATAGAAAGGTTTTTGCCTGATGTGTATTCACCTTGTGAAAATCAGGACAGATATACCTACATTAACGGTAGTACCTCAGCAGGGTTAGTTATTTATGAAGGTGGAAAATTTGCCTATTCAAATCACGCAACAGACCCCGCAGGTGGAACACTTTGCAATGCCTTTGACCTTGTAAGGTTACATAAGTTTTTAGACTTAGACGATAATGCAAAAGAGGGTACTCCCACAGTAAAATTGCCTTCTTATTTAGCTATGCAGGACTTTGCCTCTAAGGATAAAGAAGTAAGATTATTAATGCACAAAGAGAGAACACAGTCTTGTACAGAGGACTTTAAAGGTATTATTGAAAGTGAAGAAAGTAATGATGATTGGATACTTGAACTTGCAACAGATAGCAAGAACAACAACTTGCCCACAATTGATAATTGCCTAAAGATTTTTAAGAATGATAGTAGGTTAAAGGGCAAAATGGCATACAACTCCTTTACAAGAAGGCATACGGCTTTAGGTATATTGCCATGGGACAAGACAGATGAACAGAGAGAATGGACTGACACAGATGATGCAGGACTAAGGCACTATACAGAAAGCCTATACGGTATTAAAAGTAAAGCATCAATTCAGGACGCATGGACACTGGTTAGTATGGCTAACCAGTACAATCCGGTACAGGACTATTTATCAAGCCTTGAATGGGACGGTATAGGCAGGGCAGAAACCTTGTTTATAGACTACCTAGGTGCTGATGACAATTTATACACTAGGGCATCAACTAGGAAAATGCTTACTGCCGGTGTGGCAAGAATTTTTAATCCCGGTGTTAAGTATGACAATGTGCTTGTGTTAGTAGGTCCACAGGGTTGTGGCAAAAGTTACATCATACGAAAACTTGGAAAACATTGGTTTAGTGATACTTTGACAACTGTACAGGGGAAAGAGGCATATGAACAGTTACAAGGCTTTTGGATAATTGAAATTGCCGAATTATCAGCACTTAGAAGAAACGAAGTAGAGGCAGTTAAGCACTTTACTGCAAAGTCAGAGGACGCTTATCGTGCAGCATACGGACACCATACAGAGGTTAGAAAAAGGCAATGTATCTTTGTTGGCACAACTAACCAACACGAATTTTTACGAGATACAACCGGTAACAGAAGATTTTTCCCTATTGATGTTCGTGTTGACAGAGCAACTAAAAATGTTTTTGAGGACTTAACAGACTATGAAATAGACCAAATATGGGCTGAGGTTGTACAGATTTATAAGCAAGGTGAAAAACTGTATATGGATACTGATGAGCTAAGAAAACTATCAGAACAAGAACAGAACCAGCACTTTGAAGAAAGCCCATTAACCGGTGATGTGGTGAAATACCTTAATACACTTTTACCTGAAAACTGGGCAAGAATGGACTTAAGTGACAGACGTTTATTTCTTAATGGCAATGACTTTGGTGTTAAAGAAGAAGGTACAGTTTTAAGAGATAAGGTATGCCCACTTGAAGTGTGGTGTGAGGCTTTTGGTGGTGATAGAAAAGATTTTAACTATCAGAAAAGCAAAGAAATCAAAGACATTATTATCCGTACAGGAGAGTGGGAGCAGGTGAAAAATAGTACCCAAAGATTTGGTAATCTATATGGTATTCAAAGGGGCTTTAAAAGAAAAGTGTAAACAAAATAATAAAAATCTGTTTACGCTAAAAACGGCTTAGGAATGGGCTTTTTAAGTAATTGTAAACAGTGTAAACACTTTTTTACATAAAGTATATTGAATTATAGAGATTATAGAAATTATTGGGGCTATTTAATTCTATAAATTCTATACTCAATGATAGTTTATAGATTTTCTGTTTACATTGTTTACATAATGGCTGTAAGTCCCATTCCTATGGGAATATTTATGTAAACGGATTTACAACAAAGAAAGGAATTTATAGAAATGCAAGAGGCAAAGGTAGAAAAATACCTAATAAGATATGTGAAAGATAAAGGTGGGCTATGCCTAAAGTTCATATCTGCTAGTATGAGAGGTTTGCCGGATAGAATAGTAATACTTCCACAAGGAAAAATTTTCTTTGTGGAACTAAAGGCAAAGGGCAAAAAGCCAAGACCTGAACAGACAAGAGTACATAAACTTTTTAATTCTTTAGGTGCAAAAGTTTTTGTGGCTGACAGTAAAGAAAGTGTAAGGAGTGTTGTTGATGAAGTTTATCCCTCATAAGTATCAGAGTATGGCTATAGAGAAAATTTACAATACTCCTAGATGTGGACTTTTTCTTGATATGGGACTTGGTAAGACAGTAATAACACTAACAGCTATTGAGGACCTAATTTACAATCAATTTGAAATATCAAAAGTTTTAGTTATTGCACCTTTAAGAGTTGCAGAAGATACATGGAGCAGAGAGTGCGAAAAGTGGGACCACCTAAAAGATTTAAGTGTAGTAAAGATTTTAGGTTCACCTAGGAAAAGAAGATTGGCTTTAGCACAAGAGGCTGATGTGTATATTATCAATCGTGAAAATGTTGTGTGGCTGACTAATGAGCTTTCTAGCATTGGTGATGGTTGGTTCTTTGATATGGTTGTTATTGATGAACTTTCTTCCTTTAAGTCACCAAAGGCACAAAGGTTTAGAGCATTAAGAAAGTACATAACAAGAAGTAAAAGAGTTGTTGGACTTACCGGCACACCTGCACCAAACGGATTAATTGATTTATGGAGTCAGATGTACCTTATTGACAGTGGCGAAAGGTTAGGTAAAACTGTTTCAGGTTATCGTGAAAGATATTTCACACCTAACCAAAGAAACCAAACAACAATTTTCAATTACAAGCTAAAGGAAAATTCAGAAAAAGCTATTATGGATAAAATTTCAGACATATGTGTGTCTATGAAAGCAGAGGATTGGCTTGATATGCCTGAAAGGATTGACTCAATTATCAGCGTTAAGATGACACCTGAGCAACAACTGGCCTATGAAAAGTTTGAACACGATAGCTACATAGAGTTTGCAGAGGGTGAAGTAAATGCAACTACTGCTGCAACCTTAACAAACAAACTGTTGCAGTATAGCAACGGTGCAATGTATATGGAAAACGGCAGTTATGTGGTGGCTAATAATCAGAAGTTAGATGCACTTTCTGAATTACTTGATACTGCAAACGGTAAACCTATCTTATGTTTTTACAGTTTCAGACACGACCTTGAAAGAATAAAGGAAAGGTTTAAGTTTGCCAAAAAGCTGGAAAGTTCAGCAGATATTGAAAGTTGGAATAATGGAGAAATTCCATTACTCTTAGCACATCCTGCCGGTGCAGGTCATGGACTTAACTTACAAGCCGGTGGCAATATTATTGTGTGGTACGGTTTAACATGGAGTTTGGAACTTTACCAACAGGCTAATGCAAGACTGTATAGACAAGGTCAGCAGAACGCAGTAATTATCCATCACTTAATTACAGAGGGTACTTGTGATGAAAGAGTTTTGAACAGCCTACAAGGTAAAGCAAATGTACAAGAGGACTTATTAAAGTCCCTTAAAGCAAAGTATGAAAAGTAAAGGAGAAGAATATGGAAATTAAGAGAGTATGTGCAGTATGTGGCAATGAGTTTACTGCAAAAAACCACAATGCAAAGTATTGCAGTTATGAGTGCAAGAAAAAGCATACAAGAGAGTATGAAAGAAATCTCCGTAACGAAAAGGCGAAAGCCTCAAAGCAGTCAAGAGAACATAACCTTAACCGTACTTTGTATAACCTACATAAGTACAACGAAGAAAACGGTACAAGGCTAAGCTACGGTCAGTATAGAGCTAAGATTGAAAGTGGGGAGATTGCGATATGATTTTAAGAAAGTGTGATAGATGTGGATTTTTAGAAATAAGGATTGGGATAAATGGTGTAAGCTGACTATGTATAGCCCAACTAAAGGAAGATTACTGTTAGATATGTGTCCTAACTGTGTTGAATATCTTTTTCAGTGCCAACATCAATTTGATAAGAATAATGGTATTATCACACAACAGGATGTTGCAAGTATGTCACTTGAAGAGTTTGAGGGCATTTTTAATAAACTTAAAAGGAAGTGATAACCTTGAACGCTAAAGAGTACCTTAATCGTGTAAGGTTTGCTGATATAAGTATTAATACTAAGAGTGATGAACTGTATCACCTAAAGTTAAAGTCATTACAAGTAAGTCCACAGAGCCAAGGTGAAAGGGTACAGAGTTCTGGTAGTGGTGGTGACTTTACAAAGATTATTGATAAGATTGTTTTATTACAAGACAAAATCAATGAAGAAATTGCCAGACTTGTAGAATTAAAGGAACAAGCCAGAACCCTTATACATATGCTGACTGATGAACGATATAAAACAGTTCTGACAGAGTATTACCTAAATCATAAAACATGGGAGCAGGTAGCTGATTGTATGAATTATGATTTGAGATATGTGTACAAGGTTCATGGCAGAGCCTTACAAGCTTTTTCAGAAATTTTAAAAGAGGACATTAAAAGACACCCTAACAAGTGCTATAATGATATTATGGAAAACCGAAAGAGATAGATAAGATTGCAAGAATGATTTTCATTTCTACTATTCCTCTTGTAAAAAATTCAGCATTACCCACCTAATCACTTAGGTGGGTTTTGTTGTGAAATTGCACATACATAATAATTATTACTTGTGCGTTTATACAAAATTTGACAAATTACTTTATTTTGTTATTTTATTTCGATATAATAACATATGAGGTGATAGTAGATGTCAAATAAGGTAGAATTTTTTCTATGTACCTTTATTAAAAAAGATTGTGAAGGTACATATTTCAAAAATAATGATTACTATAAAGGTGATCTAAAAAAATTCTTTGAAGGTTTGTACGATATTTTTGATAGAAAAGATACAAAGAAAATTCTTTCTCGTAATATTTCCGGTAAGAATTTAGTTGTATCAAGATTTAATAAAAATCAAAGTGAATATATATCAATTCCATTTGGTAAACTAAAAAAAGGTGTAACTTTTCATATGGTTGATGACACTTTACAACAACTAGATACAAAATTATTTGAAGTAACTTCTATGGTTTTTGATACGGTGAAAAATATAGCCATCATAACCAAGAATCGATTAGGTCCAAATTATACTCAAATTGAAGAGTATTTGAATTCTTTTATACCAAAAGATTTTGAGTACAAGATAAAAATAGTACCTTTACTTGAGGATATTAGCATAAAAAATGTGGGTACACCAAAGTACATTAAAAAAGTAGATTTGAGATTACGATTAGATGATTCTACTAAGAAACAATATGGTACAGGTTTAAAATCCAATAAAGGACAAATTAATTCTTTCGTTGATTATTCAACGAATCAGTTGAATTCAACTGATATTTCTATATCTTTTGGATTCCATTATGGCAAAAAAGAAGATTCTTTGGACATTGAATGTGTTAAGAATCTTATTGAAGAATTGGAACTTAATGAAGAAATTATTAATCAAATTACTTTGGAATATTATAATGGTGAGAAGAAAAAAACTGCACTTTATAAGAATAGTAGTCTTATAGTTGATTATTATTTTGATTTTAGAGGGGAGTATCTGCCTTCTGAGTATTTGCTAAATAATTGTGAGGCAGCATTTCAAAGCGAGGTTATGAGATATCGACCAAGAATGATTGAAATTAAGTCGAACGAGAAATCTATTTCGCAAGTAATGGGACCCTTAAAACTTGATTGGAATCCGACAGAATCATTTGAAGACTAATTTATATAATAAAAAAGGGGGGAGATATTATTAAAACTTTTTTTAGAAATTTTAAAATAGAGATTTTCTTCACTTTAGGATTTATTATATTTTTACTAATATGTATGTTTTGTCAAAATAGTATTTGGTTAAGAAGTACAGGTGACTTTTTAGAAAAATATTTAGATAGTGATAGATTGGGATATATTATAAGCATTTTCTCCATTGTAATAGGTTTTTATTTAACTATTGCAACCATTGTATCATTATCAATTATTAATGTTAGTAAAGCGATACTATTATCACAGTCTGATGAACCTATATTGATGTTAATTATGTTGGGTATTTCAGAAAATTTATTATGTGTTCTCTTATGTACACTTATTAGTGATTTTTCGTCAGTTTTTGTTAGCTTTATTATTTTGTATTTTTTAGTGATTTCTATTATAACTTTTATAAAATTTATAAATTTTATAAGATCCCTATTTGTCACAAATATGAAATCTATGAAAGAAGAAATAAAGGTAAAAGAGTATAATGAACAGGAACTGTTCATTACTCTTGAAAAGATTGAGAAAAATACAAGGAAACAGGATAAATAATATTGAAAAGGTTAAGCATTGCTTAGCCTTTTTATTTTGCTATAAAAATATTGAAAGGTGGTGTTATCATGAATGATAAGCTAAACGCAAGACAAAAGAAATTTGCTGAATATTATGCACAGAGTGGTAATGCCACAGAAAGTGCAATAAAAGCAGGATATTCAAAAAAATATGCAAACACCAATGCATCAAAACTACTACAAAATACTACAATAGTACAGTACATCAAAGAAATTTCCGATAAGCTGAAAGATGAAAGAATAATGTGTGCAAAAGACAGACAGGTAACATTATCTGATATTGCAAGAAACGATTTAGAAGAAACATCTGACAGAATCAGGGCTATTGATACCCTTAACAAAATGACAGGTGAATATACCCTAAAAGTTGATGCAAATGTTGGTGCAGAAGTTTCTAAACTTGATGACCTGATTAAGCAAATGAGTGTTGATGATGAGTAATTTATTACTTTCTCAAAAGTATAAAGATTTCATCAAATGTAAAGCACCGGTTGAGTTTCTTGAAGGTACTACTGCTGCAGGAAAAACAACGGTAGGTATCTTTAAATTTTTTCTAAAGGTTGCACAGAGTAATAAGAAATATCATATCATTGCCTCAAAAGACACAGGTACTGCTGAAAAGAATATTATTAATAAGGACCTTGGTGTTGTTGATGACTTTGGTGTTCTTACAGAGTACAACGGCACCGGTACTAAGGATGAAAAGATACCACACATTCTGTTCCATACAAACAAAGGAAATAAGATTGTGTATGTTATGGGTTATGGTGATAAGAAAAAGTGGCAGAAGGCTCTGGGTGGTCAGTATGGTTGCTTGTATATTGATGAAATCAATACAGCAGATATAGACTTTGTGAGAGAAGCAAGTATGCGTTGTGACTACTTTATGGCTACCCTTAATCCTGATGACCCTAATTTACCTGTGTATAAGGAGTACATTAACTGTTCCAGACCACTTGAAAAGTACAAGTCAGATACACCGAAAGAAATATTAAATATGCTAACAGAAGAACCAAAGCCTAATTGGGTCCATTGGTTCTTTTCTTTTGAACATAACTTAGGACTGTCGAAAACTAAAATAGAACAAATTAAATTGAATGTTCCAAAGGGCACAAAGCTTTATAAGAATAAGATTTTAGGACTTAGAGGCAGGGCTACAGGTCTTGTGTTCAGTAACTTTGATAGAAATGTTCATATTAAATCAAAAGAATGGGCAAAACAGTTCCTTACTGATGATAGAAAAAAGGAACATTTTATTATCTTTACTTCAGGGCTTGATACTGCATATTCCCAAAAGTCGCCTGACACAATAGCAATGACCTTCTTTGGAATAACTAGTAGAGGTAATTGTATTCAGCTAGACGAAAAGGAATATAATAATGCAAAACTAAAAACACCACTGGCACCCTCTGATGTGGCTATAAACTACATTGAATTTTTAAAGAGAAATCAAGCTGAGTGGGGACTTGCAAGAAATGTATTTATTGATAATGCAGATCAAGCGACTATAACAGAATTGAACAAATATAAACGCAAGAACGGTTGTGTATTTACATTTAATAACGCATACAAGAAAACAACAATAATAGATAGAATTAATATGCTCTTAGGCTGGTTTGCTAAAGGGCATTATTTTATATTGGAACATTGTACAAGCACTATACAGGAATATGAACTGTATTCTTGGCTAGAGGATAAAGACAATACTCCTGAAGATGGTAATGATCACTTTATAAACTCATCACAGTATGGGTGGCTACCCTATAAGGATAAGATAGGATGTGAGTAGAGAATGGGGCTGATTAATAGAATGGCTGATACAGTAAGAAAAGGATTAAGGAGTTTTCTTAGGATTACTTCTGCATCAGATACTACCATTACAATCAGTGAGGGTGTAAACCACCTAACTGATTGTGCTAAAAACAGAATATGGTATTGGGGCAAGAGTAAGCAACTTCAAGAACTGTATGAAAGTCTTGATGTTCAGAAAACAATGTTTTGGAAAGCTAGACCTACAGCAGGTCAGGAGATACAGAAAATCCATGTTGCTATCCCTGCCTTAATGGTTGATGTTATTACAAATATTTTAAAAACCGATTTTAACGGTATTGAAATACACAATAATAATACAACCGAATATGAAGAAGTATGGGAGGAAATACAGAAAGAAAATAATTTTGCTGATGTGCTTGAAAGTGCAATTAAGGACCTTGCAATAGTAGGTGACGGTGCATTTAAGATTTCATTTGATAATGAAATTTCAGAATTACCTATCATTGAGTGGTATGGTGCCGAAAAGGTAAAATATACTTATGTTCGTGGCAGAATCAGAGAAGTTAAGTTCTATACAGAATACACAGAAAAGACAAGGTGCTATCAGTTTGAAGAGACCTACGGATATGGATATATCAAATATGCTTTATATGACAGTAACGGAAGAGAGGTTGACCTTCATACTGTCAGTGCCTTGTCTTGGATAGATAGTGAGGGCATCACATTTGATAAGTCATATATGTGGGCAGTACCTTTAATTTATAGCAATGGCTTTTATGAGGGTAGAGGTAAGGGTATTATCAGTAACAAGGAAGATGCCTTTGATAGTATAGATGAAATATGGTCGCAGTGGATGGATGCCTCTCGTTCAGCCAGAACAAAAACATATATGCCTGATTGTTACATACCTAGAAACCCTGAAACAGGTGAGCCTATTGCACCAAACCCATTTGATAACAGGTACATTGCCATAGGTAACGATATGAAAGAGGGTGTAGGCAATAAGATTGTAACAGAGTCACCGTCTATTCAACACGAAAGTTACCTATCAGCCTATGTAACTGCTTTAGATTTGTGCCTACAGGGTGTTATCAGTCCAAGTACTCTTGGTATTGATAATAAGAAATTGGACAATGCAGAGGCACAGAGAGAAAAAGAAAAAACTACTTTATATACAAGACAGAACTTTGTTAAACTCCTTGAAAAATCATTGCCTAGTCTTGTTAAGTCTGTACTTAATGCTTATTATGAATTAACAAATAAAGCCTTAGTACCGGCTGACCTTGATGTGGCAATTAACTTTAGAGAGTATGCAAACCCTTCTTTCGAAAGTCAAGTAGAAACTGTTGGTAAAGCAAGACAAAGTGCAATAATGAGTGTTGAAACTTCTGTTGAAAAGCTCTATGGAGATAGTAAGTGTGCTGATTGGAAAGCTGAGGAAGTCAAAAGAATTAAGGAAGAACAGGGCATAACCACCCTTGATGAAACTTCTGAAATTGATGACCTAAATACGGTACTAAACAATGGCTGATTATGATATTTCCAAAGCCTTTGAAACCATAGAAAATGAACTCATTGACAGTATGATGAGAAATTTTAAAAATCATAGGGCAGAGGAAGAAAAAGAAGGTTATAACTGGTCACAGTGGCAGTCTGAACAACTTAAAAGCCTTGAACAGTACCGTAGAAATAATCAAAAAAAATACGGTAAACAGTTTTCTACATTAAATAAGAAAATTGAGGAAATGCTGAAAACTGCAATGGCTGACGGCAATGCAAAGCAAGAGGCTGAAATATTAAAAGCTATCAAAAAGGGCTTTAATGTCGGTAAGGTAAGTCCTTCAGCTACCGGTGAATTTTTCAAAGTCAATGACAGAAAGTTAGATGCACTTATTAATGCAACTAAGAGCGATATGAAAAAGGCAGAAACTGCAATACTCAGAATGTCAAATGATAAGTACAGAAAAGCTATTTTCACTGCTCAGGTCTATGCAAACAGTGGTGCAGATACATATGAAAAAGCAGTTGATATAGCAGTTAAGGATATGCTACAAGCAGGTCTTAATTGTGTGGAATATCGTAATGGTGCTAGGCATACACTTTCCGACTATGCAGATATGGCAATTCGTACTGCTAATAAAAGGGCATATCTCTACGGTGAGGGTCAGAAAAGACAAGAATGGGGTATCTCACTTGTAGTGGTAAATTCCCGTCAAGGTGGTTGTCCTGATTGTGCACAGTACATTGGCAGGGTATTTATTGATGATGTGTATTCCGGTGGCAGTAAAGCTGACGGTAAGTATCCTTTGCTTAGTGAGGCTATTGCAGGTGGTTTGTTTCATCCAAGGTGTAAGGACAGTACAAGTACCTATTATGAGGGTATTACCTCTCTTGAACCTGTAAGCAGTGAAGAACTTGCCAAAATGGAAGAAAGAGAAACCCTAGAAACAAAGCAACAAAACGCAGAAAGACAAGAAAAACGATACAACAGACTTGCCCAACATAGCCTTGATGAAGATAATAAAATAAAGTATCAGAATAGAGCTGATGATTGGCATACAAGTAATGAAGAATATAAAGAAAAACTTGATGAAATAATTGAAAATTCTAGTGAAAGTGGTATAATAAATAATAAAGATTTAATAGGTACGAATGTTTTTTCTATTTCTGCAAAACAAAAACTTTTAGAAGATGAAAGAAAAATTGCAGAAAATGAATTTGAAACAGCTATTATTTACGATGCAGTCGGTAATAGAAAATATTTAAAAAGGGTAAAGTTGACGAAGTTACTTTCAGTGATGAAGAGATTAAGCAAATGAAAGGTTGCGTTTTAACTCATAATCATCCTAGTGGTACTGTATTTTCACCTGAGGATATAAATATATTAAGACGAGGCAAACTGACTGAAATAAGAGCTTGCAATGGTAGAGGTTCTTATGTGTTGCGTAATTCTGATGAATGGAATGAAAAATTAAAAGATTTAGAAACCATAGAAAGTGAATATTGGAACTGCATGGGAATTGCTGGGGAAAAGTATGTTGATATAGCAGCACAGGAAGGTAAACCTATTTATGCTTATCTAAAAGAAATGGATGAAGCTGGTCTTGAACTGTTTTCAAAACAGTATAATTTAGAATTTTCTTGGGAGGATAAAATATGAAAATAGATATTTCAACTATTCCGGAGAATAAAACTTTTGATGATTACCCAAAAGGTACAACTTTTGTTCATAAAGAGCATTCTCCTAGATATATTTTGGAACCATTTGAAATAATATCCCCAAAAGACCCAAGGTATGAAACTGCATTAACTAGAGGACAGGTTGAGAAATTGATTAGTAACGGTAAATAATTTAATATAATATTTAGGCACTAACTCTTGTTAGTGCTTTTTTAATACCTAAAAGGTGGTGATGATATGAAAGTAAAGGTTACTAGGGACTTTAATGATGTTGAGAATAACCTATGCACAAGGCATAGTGGTGAACTGTATGATTGTTCTGATGAAAGAGCAACAGAACTAAACAAACTTGGTTTTGTTGAATTTGCAGAACCTAAGCCCAAAGAAGAAACAAAGAAGTAATTTAGCACTAACTTTTTGTTAGTGCTTTTTTATTGTCTGATTTATTGTCCGAAGACATTAAACTACGGGAGACACCTGTACAACTGTAAATGAGAGACACTCTATAACTGTATTTTGGGAGACACCCACAAAACTGAAAGGATGATTAAAATGGCAGAACCAAATAATCAAAACAACAACCAAAACAATAATCAAAACACCAACCCACCAAGTGGCAATGAACCAAGCAGTAATGCACCAACTATTGATTATGATAAGTTGGCAAGTATTATCAGTGGCAAACAAAGTGCAACAGAGGACACAGTTCTAAAGTCTTACTTTAAGCAACAGGGTCTTTCTGCTGATGAAATGCAACAGGCTATTGCTACATTTAAGGAACAGAAAAAGCAGAACACACCTGACTTTAACCAAATGCAAAGAGACCTTGATTCAGCCAATAATGCAAGACTTATTGCAGAGGTGAACCAAGTAGCTACACTTGAAGTTATTAAGCAAGGTGTGGATGTTTCAAGTGTTCCATATGTGCTAAAGTTAGCTGATTTTTCCGGTGCAACTACTGATGGCAAGATTGATAATGACAAACTTTCAGAGGCTGTCAAGAAGGTGCTTGACGAAGTACCGGCACTAAAGAAACAGTCTAATGACGGTGCAGGTGTAAAGAAAATCGGTGGTGATGGTGGTAACAACAACAACCCTGATGAAGATACTTTGAGAGGTATCTTTGGTATCAAAACAAAAAAATAAAAGAAATGAGGTAATTAAATTATGGCAGTATTAGAATACGCAACAATTTTCAGTAATGTTTTAAGAGAATTATATGGTCAAGAACTAACTTGTGATGACCTATATCATTCAAATTCAGACATTCAGATTGTCAATGGTAAAGACATTAAAATCCCAAAGCTATCTGTAAGTGGTTACAAGGACCATACAAGAGGTGGTAGCTTTAACTCAGGTACATATTCAAATGGCTATGAAACAAAGACACTGGATCATGACAGAGATATTGAGTTCACTGTTGACCCACTTGATGTTGATGAAACAAATCTTGTAGTTACTGTCAGTAACATTCAGAATAGATTTGAAAAGACACAGGCTATTCCTGAACTTGACAGTTACACTTATAGCAAGATTTACACAGAGGCTAAAAGAGTAAATGCAAAGATTAAGACAACTGCACTGACAAGTGCAAATGTACTTTCTGACTTTGACGATAACCTAGAGGCCTTTGCAGAGGCAGGTGTGCCACTTGATAGAGTTATTCTATATGCAACACCAAGTTATAAGAAGTTACTAAAAAATGCAGAGGGTATTCAGCGTACACTTGAAGTTAGTTCATCTTCAGGTATCGACCGTAGAGTTCGTTCTCTTGATGATATTAATAAGATTGTAGAAGTGCCAAGTGCAAGAATGAAGTCACTATTTGACTTTACAGACGGTTGTAAGGCAGATAGTACTGCAAAACAGATTGACTATATCCTTATTGACCCAGAGGCACAGGTTTCAAGAGTTAAGTATGCATATATCAAAATGTTTACTCCCGGTACAGACAGTAGAACTGCTGACAATTATATGTATCAGAACAGAAAAGTAAACGGTACATTTGGTATTGATGAACTTCTAAAAAGTGGTGTTATCATTCACGCAGAGGCTTAATGTGAGGTGATTAGAAGATGAAAGCTATTAAAGGCAATAAGTCCTATACAGTAAACACAGAATCAGAGGCAAATACTTATCTTGCACAGGGCTATGATGTGTATGAGGATAACGGTACACTAAAAGAATATGGTGTCGGTAAAACAGTACCACTTGAAAAGTTTAGTGCAGTAGAAAAGGAAAATGCCAAGCTAAAAGCTGAACTTAAAAAGTTAAAGTCAAGTTCTAAAAAGGAATAGGCTATGTATGTAGATTACATTAGAAGTATTACTAATGATAACACAGAGATAACTACTGCTAACCACATTGACATCCTAACATTTAACCGTATCAATTTTGACAAATTGACCTACTTTCAGAAAAAGGTTATCAATGAAGTCCATAGCAGACTTACTGCTTTTTATAGAGAAAATCAAGAATTGATTACTACCTATCTGCAAAGCTACTCAATTAACGGTACATCAATGACTTTCGGTAGTTGTTGGAATTTAATGGTGGTTAGTGGTGTTGCTATTCCACAAGAACTTTATTCTCTGCTTAAAACTACAGGTTTATGTTATCCGACAATATGAGGTGATAATATGAAATTTCCCAGATTGGTGTTGAAAAAGTTTTGCAAAACACCTTGTGAGGTTGTGGTGTATGATGAGGGATTAACAGAAGATGGTGCACCTAAAGTTATTTATGAATGTAGGTTTATTTATCCATCAGACAGTATATATCCCTCTGATACTTTGTTTTTAGCACCTCTGTACTGTAATTATCAGGATAGAGTTAAAACTGTATATACAAGTGATAAAAAGAAAGTAGAGTGTACAGGTGTTTTGCTGATACCCTTTGACTTTTGCCCTAACAGTTCCATTAGCAGTGGATATGTTACAGTAAACGGTGTGAAAAGAGAAATTGTTAAGTGTACAAAAGGAAGAAACCCTGACGGTACAGTAAACTATGTTGAATTGGATGTGATGTAGTGATTAATGTTAATTCTAAGGTTAAACTTAATATGAATGTTATAAGGCAATTTGATAAAGCTACTGTAACGGCTTTAGAACAAACTACTGATGCACTTTTGACAGAAGTAAAAAATGCACAGGTAATGCCATTTGATACAGGGAACCTTCAAAATGAGTCAACATTTGTTGACTATTCACATTCAGCACAGGGGAAAACTACAATAAGTTCAAGCACTCCATATGCAAGAAGACTTTATTATCATCCGGAATTTAACTTTCAGAAAACTAACAATAAAAATGCCGGTGGTAAGTGGTTTGACCCCTGGTTAAAGGGTGGTTCAAGGGAAAACTTCTGTAATGAAGCTTTTGAAAAGATTTATAGGAGGCTTACAGGCTTATGATGACTTTAGCAAATGTAAGAGATTTCTTGAAAACAATTATAAATGCCGAACATTTTTACATAGGCAGACTTGACAATAAGCAAGATAAATCTGTTGGTGTATACACCCTAAAAACCAGTGGTGAGCCTCTTCGTGGTGTTGGCACAGAACTATCTTATGATGTTATTGCAGTATCATTGCTTATTCATTGGAATAATAATGCAAATGAAACAGAGGTTTGTGCAAGAACTCTGTATAATAAACTTCGCACAATTAAGAATGTTACAATAAATAATTCTAAAGTGTATCTGATTCAGCTACTGACACCTGAACCAATAGATGTGGGTACTGATAATGAGGTGTACGAAAGAGTTATTGAGATGAAAATATTTTTTGAAAGAAAGGAAGATTAATTATGGCAAAAACAACAGATGTTTATCCTTGTTATGAAAATCAGTTTCAAGTAAAGACAACCGGTTCACCAGGTACATATGCCGATATTGCCAATATGACAAGTTTTAGTGTGGCATTTGATACTGGTGTTCAGGATTGGAATTCTTTTGACCAGCAGGGTTGGACAAGTAGATTAGCTACTACTAAGGGTATTACAATTACTGCCAGTGGTAAGCGTACTGTTGGTGATCCGGGCAATGATTATATTGCAGGTTTGGCTATGAAAAATGGCAGAGATTTATACACAGATTTCAAATGGACATTTCCGGATGGCACTACTGTTGAATTTACAAATGCAGTTATCAATGTAACATCAAACGGTAGTGGCGAAGCAGGTGATGTAGCACCACTTGAATTTGAAGTTATGTCAAACGGTAAGCCTAAAGTAACACCGGCAGCATAAGGAGTGACAAAAATGAGTAGAATTATTGATATTACAGAAAAACTTAACTTTGACGAAAAGCCAAAGATTAAGATTAAGGACAAGACTTTTGAAGTAAATGACAGTGCAGTAACAATGCTAAAGATTTTACCTAGTCTTGAAGATTTAACCCCAAGTAAACTTTATGATTTCTTTGAACTTCTATTTAATGACAAAGACAGAAAAGTAATTGAAAAAATGAACCTTAACCTTGAAGATTTCTCTCAGGTCATTATGTCAGCAGTTGAGCTTGTTGCAGGTACTGTTGAAGATAATGAGGGGGAAACAGTGACCCCGGATATGACCTAATAGATGATTTTGACACAATAATTTCATCCTTTAGGTCTGAATATGGGGTCTCTATCCGTTCAGAAGAATTTAGGACAATGCCATGGTGTGAGTTTGTTTCTTTATTATCTGGTTTAGGTCCCAATACAAGCCTTGCAAGACTTGTACAAATCAGGATAGAAGATGATAAAGAGATGCTATCAAACTTCACTCCGGCACAAATGCGTATAAGGAATGAATACCGAAGAAAGAGAAATACCACACTTGCTAATTCTAAATCACTAGATGAAACTACACAATTCCTTAATGATATGAAAAATATTTTTATTCAAATGTCATAATTTAGTGTTGATTTTTACCACATTATGTTGTATAATGTAGTAGAATTAATACAAAAGGAGAATTTGGTAATGAAAAGTAGTGTATTTAAAACCGTAGCAATTGTTTTTGCTATTCTAGGTATTATCGGTGGTATTGTTACTGGTAATCAGGCACTGGATGGTTTTAGTTTCTTTACAATGATTTATACTTGGATTGAAACTGCTTTATTTGTGCTTATTTTCTATGGTATTGGTACAATCTTGGAGCATTTAGAAGATTTGAAAGCTATGGAAAGAGCAAAAAGTGAAAAGGTTAAGATACTTAAAAAAGATTTTAACGAAAATAGAACACCATCCCACAATGAGTGGAAGTGTCCTAATTGTGGCAAAATCAATCAGAACTATGTTGGTTCTTGTGGTTGTGGTACAAAAAAGCCATAAATGATATAATAAACAAATTAGCCACTCCATATGGGGTGGCTAAAATTTTATAAAAAGCCTCTTGACTTTTTGGCTGACAAATATTATAATGTATTTAGTGGCAGACAAAAAGAGGTGATAAAGTGAGTCCACGAACAGGCAGACCTAAATCTGAAAATCCTAAAAATACAAGAATTACTGTAAGGCTAGACAAAAAGCACACAGAAATTTTAGAAGCCTACTGCAAAGAAAAAAATGTTGAAAAAGCTGAGGCTATCAGAATAGGAATTTTAAAATTAAAGTCTGATATAAAAAAATAACAGTAACCGTCCCCGACCAAAGCGACTGGTTACTGTTATACACGACAGGTTACCCTATCTGAAATTCATTATATCATTTAGGGCAACTTCTGTCAAATTACAATTGATAGGAGTTTTTTTTATGGCTTGTGTAAAAAACACAATGGAAGTTATTAAGAATGTGCGTGGTACTATTAATCCGTACTATGATATGAGTTGTGCTAATCTTAACGATATTTATGCAAACAACAAGAGTTTATTTGATATGCTTTGTGATGCTTTTAACTTTGGTTATGCACAAGGTACTAAAGCAACTAAAGCTGAAATGAGAAAGGCGGTAAAATGATATGATGAATAGTGATATACAAACTTTTGAAAATTCTGAATTTGGTAGTATCAGAATAGTTGAAATTGATAATGAACCATATTTTGTGGGTAGAGATGTGGCTACTGTTTTAGGTTATAGCAACATTAGAGATGCATTATCAAGACATGTTGATGATGAAGATAAGAATACCGTCGTGAATCACGACGGTAATCGAGGTAATCCTAATATGACTGTAATCAATGAATCCGGTCTTTACAGTCTTATTTTATCAAGTAAGCTACCCACCGCAAAGAAATTTAAGAGATGGGTAACATCAGAGGTTCTTCCATCTATCCGAAAGCATGGTGCTTATATGACATCTGCAACGATAGAACAGGCAATTTTGAACCCTGATACAATTATCAAATTAGCTACGGCTCTTAAAGAGGAACAAAGCAAGAATAAGCAACTACAAGCAGTTAATTCTGAATTGGCTGTAAATAATCAAATAATGAAGCCTAAAGCTGATTATTTTGATGAATTAGTTGACAGAAATCTTTTGACTAATCTAAGAGAAACGGCTAAGCAACTTGAAATCAAGCAAAAGGATTTTATCAACTTTTTGCTTGAAAAGAAATATCTTTATCGTGATAAGCGTGGAAAACTTATGCCTTATGCTAAAAAGAATAATGGTTTGTTTGAAGTAAAGGAAGTTTATAACGATAAAACAAAATGGTGTGGCACTCAAACACTTGTTACACCTAAAGGTAGAGAAACATTTAGATTATTATATCTAAAAACAGCATAATTTTTATTTGAATTTAGCGTACATCAGGTGGTGTGCGCTATTTTTATACCCATTTTTAGGAAGGAGGTATGCTAATGACAACAGCAGGACAAATTGGAATTGACTTAATACTTAATAGCACCAGTTTTAAAAAGTCACTTAATAATATCCAAACAAAAGCTAATAATGCCGGTAGTAAAATTGCTAAATCATTAAGTGGTGTTCAATCACAAGCAAATAGTGTCGGTTCGAAAGTTTCAAATTCTTTTAGCAAAATTGCAAAGGTAGTAGGCACTGCTTTTAGTGTTGCTATGCTAACCAGATTCAGTAAAGAATGTGTATCTGCTGCAAATATTCAAACAGAGGCTGAAACAAAGCTAACTACAGTTATGCGACAGAGAATGAGTGCAAGTAACAAAGCAATATCAAGTGTGAAAAACTATGCATCAGCTTTACAAGAAACAGGTGTTGTAGGGGACGAAGTTCAACTTGCCGGTGCACAACAGTTGTCAACTTTCCTTAAAACTGATGATGCACTAAAAAAGCTAATGCCGGCAATGAATAATCTTGCAGTACAACAAAATGGGGTTAATGTAACATCTGAGAGTATGGTTAATATCGGCAATCTTATGGGTAAAGTAATGCAAGGTCAAACTTCTGCACTTACTCGTGTAGGTATTACATTTTCTGATGCACAAGCACAGGTTTTAAAGTATGGCAATGAAGAACAAAGAGCGGCAATGCTTTCTCAGGTTATTACTGATAATGTAGGTAATATGAATAAGGCTCTGGCAAATACACCTGCAGGTAGAATTCAGCAACTAAAAAATAGCTTTGGAGATATGCAAGAAACTTTAGGCAGAGGGTTAAATAATGTATTTACTCCTATGCTTGGTTTTCTTACAAAAATAATTACAAAGCTTTCACAAGTAGCTAGTGGGTTTGAAAACCTTACTAAGAAGATTTTTGGTGATTCTAATAGTGAACAATCATCAGCCGGTATGAACAATCTGTCAACTGGTGCAGATAACGCAACCACTTCTGTTGATAATAACACAAAAGCTATTAATAACAATGCCAAAGCGAAGAAAAAGGCAGAAAGAAGTCTTGCAAGTTTTGATAAGCTGAATGTGCTTACAAAGACTAGTACAAGTACAACAACATCAAGTAATCCATCTACTTCAAATTCCTCAAATTTACCTAAAAATATAAATAATAATACTACAAATAAAGCCATAGACCGAGTGTTGAATAAGTGGAAAAGTGTAATTAATAGTATTAAAAATACACTTGGGAAAATAAAGTCAGCACTTATTGCAATAGGCAAGTCTTGGGTTAATGTATGGAAAAACGGTACAGGAGAAAAAATACTTTCTAACATTCGTAAATTACTTAAGCACTGCATTGATAATATAGGATTTATCGCTGATGCCTTTACAAAAGCGTGGGAAAAAGGAAATTTAGGAAATCAAGTTGTACAGTCAATTCTTGATAGATTTAATAGCCTTATAGAACTTATAGATGTCATTGCTAAGGACTTTGGAGAAGTATGGAATGAAGGTGTTGGTGTCAGAATTTGGACTAATATACTTAATACTATACGAAACTGCAACAATGCAGTTACAACATTAAGAGAAAAAGTAATAAAGGCTTGGAATAAAAATAATCTTGGAAAAAAGATTTGGAAAGATATTTTAGGTATAGTTGAGGATATAACCGGTTGGCTTGCCGATATGTCACAGATACATCTTGATTGGTTAGAAAACCTTGACCTATATCCTATTATGTCATCAGTTGAAGGTCTTACAAGGGCTTTTAGAAAATTGCTAAAAGCAGTTGGTGAAAAATTAAAAGGTGCTTATAAAGGGGTACTATTACCTCTTGCTAAATGGACTATTGAAAAAGCAGTACCTAAGTTAGTAGATGCCTTAGGTGAAGCACTTGAATTTGTAAGTAGTGTTGTAAGCAAAATTCCAAAATCATTGCTCTTAGGTGTTGCTTCCGGTATTACTGCTATTGGTTCAGCAGTATTGATGTTTAAGACTGGTAATACCATAGCTAAAGGTGTTACAACAGTTATGAATGCTATAAAAACTTTTGGTACAACAATAAGTGGAGTTTTCTCAGCACATCCTGTACTAATTGCCGCAAGTGTTATTGGTGGTATTATCACTGCTGTAACAACTTATAATCAGTTGGAGTGGAGTACATCCGAAGCAGGAAAATTTGCAAGAGAAATGGAAAAAGTTTCTTCTGAACTAGAACAAACAAAAGAGAGTATTGAAACAACTCTAACAGAAACAATGGATAGTTTGGATAAAATACATACAGATAACAGTGTAATTGATGAGTATGAAAAGAAACTTGATGATTTGTTAAAGAAGGCAACATTAACACCACAGGAAGCAGGACAACTTAATACTATTGTAAAATATTTTAAAGATAATGTTCCGAATTTTGAAAAGGTATGGAATAGATATGTTCATTACTCAAAAAACGGAACTATAAAACTTAAGGGCAATCAAAAGTCTATACGTAATGAAATCCGAAAAACTATTGAACAATATAAAAAGTTAGCTGCTCAAGAAGCTATTAGTGATTTAACTATTAATACCACAAAATCTAAAGTAGCAGCAAAGACAAGTTTGAATAAAGCTGGAAATGATTATGATAAGTATATCGAAAAAATAAAAAAGCAAGATGAAAAAGTTAAAAAATTAAAAAATACTTTGATATGGTATGAAAATAGCAAACCTAACTCATATGGTACAGATAGTGGTTATCTAACAACACAAAATGAGTATCAAGTAGCAATAACTACATTAAATAGTTATACCAAAGAACTTGAAAAAGTAAAAAAACCATATGAAGAAGCACAAAAAAGTTATGCAAAGTTACAAACACAAACTGATGAACTTTCAAAAATTCAAGGTGTTTTAAATGGCAACTATTCAGACTCATCTGCAGTATTGCTTGCTTATAATCAAGGCTTAATTTCGCTTGATGATGTGCAAAAAAACACTAAAAAATCTTTAGGACAGCTAAAAAAAGAAGCTAAAAAGTCAGGTGAAAATATTTGTTTTGGTTTGGAAGAGGGGACAAAAGAGTACTCTAACAAACTTAAGACGACAAAAAATGAACTTGCCCAAAACTATATAAATCAAGCTAAAAAAACACTGGGTATTCATTCCCCATCTAAAGAAATGAAAAAAATTGGATGTTATGCAGCACAAGGTTTCATAGTTGGCGTTAATTCAGAGAGTAAGACCGTTTCAAAAACTATGCAAGGTTTATGGAATAGAATCAAGTCACCATTTGCAAATGTAAGCACTTGGTTCGGAAACATTTTCAAAGGTGCATGGAACGCAATCAAAAAGGCTTTTACCGGTGTCGGTAAATGGTTCAAGAATTTGTTTAATGGAATTCTTAAATTTATTAAAGCACCAATTAATTTTTTAATTGACGGTCTTAATACACTTATCAAAGGCGTCAATAAAATTAGTTTTGATGTGCCTAAGTGGGTTCCGAGTATCGGTGGTAAGAAGTTTGGTTTTGACATACCACAAATTCCTCATCTTGCAAAAGGTGGTCTTGTAAAAGCTCCAACCTTAGCAGTAGTAGGTGACAATATGGGTGCATCTTCCGGTAACCCTGAAGTAGTTTCACCTCTTAATAAACTTAAAGGTATGATTCAGGAAAGTTCAGACAATGGGGACACAGAGATACTTTCACAGATTTTACTGTATCTAAAGAGAATGTATGAAATGTTTATTATCTTTAGAAATAAAGGTGGCAATACATATGAATTTGTTGCAAAAATTAACGGTAGCGACATTTTCAAAGAGATTGTTAAGCAGAATAAAATGTACAAGAAAAGGCATAATGGTAAGTCGGCATTTGTATAAGGTAGGTGGTTATATATGGCGAACTATAAAGGTTATCTAATTGCATTTAATAAAAACATATTTCCTAATAAGTGTATTGCTGAGTATTCCACTACACCAAACCAAAGAATGGAAGTGTCTGCTGAAAGAGATAATAACGGTGATTTGCAAAGAAAAACTTTATCAAACCACAAAACTAATATTACTTTTTCCACTCATATTCTTTTTCTTGATGACAAGATTAAGATACAGAATATTATCAATAAAGGTATTGTGAATTCTACTCAAAGAAAGTGTAAGGTTGAATATTGGAATGATGAGGATAATCGTTATAAAACCGGTTATTTCTATATTCCTGATGTGGAATTTTCAGTAATGGATGCAACAACTGATGATATACAGTACAACCCTATTACATTTGAATTGATTGAATACTGAGGTGATGTAGTATGTATATGTTTAGCGAGAATAAAGCTGAGGACCTTGAAATTAAGAAGAAACTTCTGGAAAATACAATATCAAGAAATATTCAGATTGTCTTTACAGATACAAAAAGTATTTTGCCAAATGAAAATATTGTATTTGATAGCCTTGAATTAACTAATTCTATTTGTGACGATAGCACACTCCGTTTTGGTGGGTGTATATCGTCACAACTTACTTTTAGCACTATTAATTTTAAGGAGCAATTAGTAGGTAGAGAAATCAAAGTGTACATAAAGCAAAGTTATTTGGATAATGTTTATCCGTCAAAAGACTTGTACCCATCCGGTGAACTTTATCCTTGTAAAGTGGTAGATAAGTCAGCTTGTATCTTTACCGGAACTATTGATAGTGCAAAAAGACAACAGAATAAAACTATTAAAGAAGTTACTGCTTATGATAACTTTTATCTAGCCGGTAAAATTAATATTTACGCCTGGTTCTTTGGTTTTGCAACTTACTCTCCAAATGCAACAATTAAAGATTTAAAAGAATGTGTAATTGATATGTGTGAAGAAAAAGGTCTTATTGTTGACAGTAACTTTTATGGTAGTGAAGATGATAAAAAACTTTCTTTATCAGCTACAATTGTAAAAGAAGTTTATAACGGTAAATTAACAGTACTTAATTTACTTCAAGATTTGTGTGAGTGTTCTGCAAAGTTTGCTTTTTGTGATGGGGAAGGAAGTATTAAGTTTAAGAAGTTACCACAAGAAAAGGATGTAACAGATGTTTATACTGTCGGCTATTATACAGACTTGAATTTTGAAGATTACACAGTTGCTAAGATAACTAAAGCAAGATTTAAGTACAACAAGGATAAGACCTACACAGAAAACATAGTAGCCACATCAGGTAAACAAAATTATTATGACGGTGATAACAAATTTATCTCTTGTAATACAGAGAAAACTCTTGTTAGTAAATTTATAAGACCATCAGGTGCAGTTTATGGTGGATGGATGTTCTATGAATACCGACCTTTTAGCGTTAACCTGTTTGACCGTTGGTGGCTAGAACCTGGTGATACTATACAGTTAAATACAGGAGTAGAGGACACTCCAACAATTACAAGTACAATTTTTAACAGAACCTTATCCGGAACAGTTGGCATTACAGTCCAAGTAAGTACAGAAAGTTCAGAATATCAAGGAGATGATGATAAACAATGGGTTACAACTTAATTAATTGGGAGAATAGTCCCAGTAAACAAACACCAATCAATGCAGAAAATTTGAACCAAATGGATGAGAATATAGCTAAAGCTATACAAGGTACTAGGTTTAATTTTTCTGCAACCTTCACTTCTGATGGTGTGCTAAAGAACACAACAACAACGGAAGCATTAGGTACAGGTAGCTTTGCAACAAGTCAGACAGATATTGTAACAGTCTTTGTTGCAGATAATGTTACAAAAATTAATAATGGTACATTTGGTGGGTGTACCTCACTAAAGACTATCTATATTGATAACACAGTTGGCAATGTGGATATTGTGAGTGGTTCAGTACCATCAGGTGTTAGTATCGTGTACTCAAATGATGATAACTTCATTAATGTAAATGAACTATTAGCAAGGGCTATTAAGTCGCTGAAGAAACAAGTAAATGCAGATAAGTCTGATTGGGAGAACAGAGCAACAAGTATTGAAGCTCAGCACAAAACAGATGTACAAGCACTAACCGACAAAGCTAATAGCATTGTTGAACAGGCAAATACTGATAGGCAGAATTTTAATAACAGTGTTGATGAAATCAATACCAAGTTAGAAACAAAAGAAAATGTATCTAATAAGGTAAGTGTGATTACGCATCCAAGCTTAGACTATTATCCTGACACCAAAGCAGTATTTGACTATGTGAATAGTAAGTTAGAAACACCTCTATCAGACATTGAAAGTTTGAAAGCTGATAAGCTTGATAAGACTGATTTTAATGCATACAAGGCAAACAATGATACAGCAGTAAAGCAGAACGTTACAGACATTGTACAACTTAAAGCAGATGTTTTACAAAACGCTATTAAAGTTACAACAGATAAGTCAACTAGCATTGTGCTTAATGACAGTAGTGATTGTAACATTGTTAATTTAGTCCTATACGGTAAATCTACACAAAGTGCAGTACCATCACCAACAAATCCTGTTGATATTAATAATATTAACAATCCGAGTATCACTTTTTCAAATGATAGTAACAGACAAAGTAATAATATACAATGTACTTTAAGAGGTATAGGAAATGTGTGTGATACTCTAACAGTAAATAGCGATGGTACAGGTTACATAACACAAAGATTATTTGTAGAAAGAATCACATCACAGAGAAAGTCAACCAGCTTCGAATGGAATTATTCAAAAACAACAAACAGATTTTTCAGAAACGACTACTCATATTCATTTGATGTGAAAGACAACAAACCTTTGATTTTATGCAGTCATCTTGATGTAGGAGAAAATGAAAAGAATACTGCTTTTGATAATTCAATAGGTTGGATAAATGTCGGTGGTGTTGGAATTGCAATCAGAATGACTGAATTTGATGGTGATATTGCAAAATTTAAAAAGTGGCTTGATGACAATGAAGTGTATGTTGTAGCACCACGGTCAAAACCCATTACCGTTAATTTGTCAAAGAATGAAGTTGATAAAATAATATCACTACATACTTACTACCCACATACTACAATTGTTTCCGATTGTGATTGTGAAGTTGAATATGTAGCAGATACTAAAAGCTATATTGATAGCAAGTTTAAAGAATTAGCACAAGTGATTGTTGCTAGTGCTGACGAAAGCGAGGTGATTTAATAATGTCAATTAATCTACAGAAGTTTGTTATGCGAACACTAGAACAGATGTATGAAAGTGGCGAAAGCGAATATAAAGTAAGACAATTTGCGTTAAAATGGTACACAAAAGATGTTCTAAAGGATGAAGACCTGGTAACCGTTGACGGTTGGTACTCAGCTGAAGAAACTGAAACAACTAACGAAGGTACAGAAAACTCAAACAGTGACTTTGAAGAAGTTACAACAGATACGGAAAAGGAGAATTAAGATGAAAGAATTAGTATGTACAACCTTTGGTGTTGTGGGTAGCTTTATTACAACACTTTTTGGTGGATGGAATACAGGTATGATAACTTTAATTATTTTTATGGCAGTTGATTATGTAAGTGGACTTGTTTGTGCCGGTGTATTTAAGAAGTCATCTAAGTCGGATAATGGTGGACTTGAAAGCAGAGCAGGTTTTAAAGGATTATGCAGAAAAGGTGTAACACTTCTTGTTGTGCTTGTTGCTTATCGTCTAGATTTGTTAATTGGCACAAATTACATAAGAGATGCAGTTATTATTGCATTTTGTGTAAATGAACTGATTTCAATAGTAGAGAACTGTGGTTTAATGGGCGTACCAATGCCACAAGTAATTACTAAAGCAATTGACCTATTAAAGAAGAAAGGTGAGGATGAATA